TTCCAAGTCCTGCAACTAATGATTCCTTATATTCCTTCACCTTTTTCGGATCCATCATATAATTTTCAACCAAATGCCCCATCTCATGAAATACATCTTCCTCTTCTGCCCCTATTCCGATACGAATTATTTTATTGGCTATGTCACAGGAACTTCCATTATGCCCGTACTCAACTACCACATTATTAAGGGATTTTTTTACTTTCTCCGGCAATTTATCAATTGCTCCAATGACCATCTTAGAGGTATCTCTTTCCTCATTTTTGCTAACATTCGAATCTTTTGCCTTTTTTATTTTAAAGTCTGGTTTAACAACATCACTATTATTTTTATCATGCTCTTTTACAAACTTCTTCTCCCACTCTTTGTAGGTCATATTCTCAGGCACATAGTAAGTATCTCCATTCTCATCCCTTGCAGCTCTTTCAGTATTTTTACTCCACTCGTCATTAAAGTATGGGACAGTGGTTGTACGACAATACACATGAAAAGGCGGTGCATTTATCCCGATTTGCCTTTCAGACATTTTAAAAACTTTGCCGTCCATATCTTGGCAAATTTCTGAAGTATGAGAGTCCAGAGTTGCTACAATCTCATATTCTTCAACTCCAAGTTCCTTAAAGCAATCTTCCTGTGCCCTGCTTGCAAATGCGGCAGATTCAGTCATCACAAGTCTTCCTGCATTAGTCTTTGAGACATTAAGCCGCTTTGACATCCCATTGATTATTTTTTGCGGGTCTTTGCCGAGGATTATACCCTGCGTAAGAGTTGTATTTAATTCATTAATAAGCTTTTGTTTATTGCCCCAAATACGGTCAGAAAAATTCTTGCCGTCAGGCGACCAAGGTCTATTTAATATTCTGTCAATAAGCGTTTGATTAAGCATCGCAAAGTTATGTCCAACTCCAAAACCCTTTTGAATTTCAAAAGCAGTATGCATATAACCCATACTGTAAACCGCCCTCATAGCACTGTCTACGCTGTCTAATTGATTCCCAAAAGCGACTTCCACCTGTTGCTGTAATTGGAGTTTTAAGGCCTCTAATCGGCTTATATGCGCCCTTGCAGAAGCATTTTCAAGTTGCTTCATCCACTTGCCGTCAATGGCATTTTGTTGTCCATACATAATGTACTCATTGACATCCCACTTAAGCTCTGCAAGCTCCCCGGATGTTAAAAGCCTTCTCGCTTCCTGCATAGTGATATCGTTATTCTTAGCAAACCTCTGGTACCATACTGAAATTTGGCTTTCAAGTTCTCTTTGTGCCTGTCTGTACTGCTCTTCAATCTCTTTATATGCTACTGCACCCTTGTTATGACACCTCTTCTCTACTTCCTCAAAGCGGGATTGCCAATATTCAGTCGTTCTCATTATTCTTCTCCGGGCTTTTTACCGTCAAGGCCTTTACCATCCTTAAACGGGTCATAGCCTTCTTCAAGTGCCGCCTTCTCCTCTTTGATTTTATCAAGCTCATCCTGTGCGTTTTTAACCCAAGGGAAATTTCTAACAATGGTTTCATTGCTTATAATACCTACTGCTTGCCCTGCAATCTGTGCAGCTTCCTGATCGTTTTGAACCATTGTTCGGGTCCAAGTCTGTAATACTACATCATCCTTGATTTGAATGCCTAAAATCCTGCATACGCACCGTATAAACCGTCCGAATGACGGCCTAAACTCAGTTTCAAGTAATCCCGATTTAAGCTCCAATAAAGAGTATAGGAATTTAAGTGCTACACCTGAACTGTTACCAAAGTTCTGTGGGTCAGGGTCAATGCCCATACCCTGCTCAAATATACATTTACGGGTTGTAGTTAAAAGTTTTTCTCTGGCATCTACCGGTAAATCAATAGTTAATGTTGATACCCCGGAACCGTCTCCCTGATCGCCGTCAACTTTTATAGTCTTGTAATACTTTAAGTCTGACAGGAATTCATTCAAGTCAGTGCCACCATAATTTGTTAATACAAATACAACTTCCTGTATGTCTTCAAGGTCATTTACAAAGCCGCTGAATATCTTACAATAAACGTCAATTAACGGTTTTATATTTTTTAAGTCATCGGTATGCACATTGTTATTATCAAATGCAAAGAATGGTACTTCTCCTAAATCATGTGAGTACTCATTAGATACTTCGCTTATTCCGTTGATTTCTACAAAGAATTTAGTATATATCTCTAAGTCTTCCTTTACCGTTCCACCTGCAAGAACTCTGTATGCTGCGCATTCTTTATCATTCCACAGCTCGTAAACATCAAACTCATTACCGTCACCATCTATTTCATGGTACACCCTTAAAACACCAAGCAGCTTTCTGTCTAAAGACTTTGACCAAATCGGCTGTATTTGTTCTGAAGGTACTACAGCATATCTATAATTTCCGTCATCAGCAGACTTCCACACATGAATCCATCCTGTTTTCTTGTTGGAAGCCTCAATACATAAATCCTTGCATACCTTAGGATACTTATCACCCAAAAAAGCACTCAAAGCCTTATTGGAGCTGTCTGCTCCGATATCAAAAACAGGCGGTTCTGTAAACAGATAGGATGCCTTTTGGTTAACCAACAATCCATGAAAATTAAAAGGAATACGGTTATCCGCATTTCTCATAGGCTGTTCTATATCTCTTGTAACAAGCTCTCCATTTCTGTCTTTTTCGACTCTTTCCTGCTTCTTCTTGGGTTCAGACAAAATATCCGTTTCGCTTTTATAGTATCTTTCCGCCTTTAAAGCATCAGCCTGATACTTTGCATGAACATCTGCATATGAAAGTATTAGTTTTTTTACAATCTCTAATTCCATAATCAATTTCCTCACTTCATAACAGATAAGCCTGAAGGCTTTCTAATAATCGTATATCCAAAGTATCTTACTGCATCCATTGCATGGTCAAATACCTTTACGGGTTTATCTTCGCCCCTATCTGCCGCCTTCTCATCCCAAACATACGATGCAAACTCTTTTAAAGTCATTCCGCATTCCGTACTAATCTTTACTTTTGGCTCTTGTAATAGTGAAGCAAAGAACCTTATCCCATCAAGAACATTATTAACAGCCTTTTTCACTCTGTATCCTCTCTTCTTTAACTCTGCAATAAAAGATGCAGCAGATGGATCCACAACAATTCTTTGTAGTTTGATACCGTTAAGCCATCCTTCTAAGTCGTCTGCATACTCTGTATCAGTTTTTTGTATGTCGCTGTCTCTGCCTGAATAATAGTACTCTTTAATACAGTACCAAATGCCATCAAAACCTTTTCCCCACAGCAGGAAAACTGTAGCGTTTTGAGTACCGTAATCACAAGAAACATAATAGCTGTTAGGCTGTATCGCCGGAATATCTTCAGGCTTTATCGTATGTTTCTCACGGCCGAACATGTCATATATAAGCCCCTCAGCCATTACCCAAAGTCCTAAGATATATCTCTTATAGAAAACTCCGGAATACATACTTCTGTATCTGGCTTTTATATGTTCTGATAATGATGGATTATCATCCATCGTAAAGTGAAGATGCAGCAAGTTCTTTTCTAAAATCTTATCAAGCCACTTAACCTTAAACCAATGATACGGTGAACCCGGGTTGCAGTTAAACCAAAACTTTGAACCGTCCACAGAACAACGTCCTGTAGCCTGATTGACAAATGATTCAGGCATCAATGCCACCTCGTCAAAGAATGCTCCTGCGGCAGTTATACCTTGTACCAAATCCTGCGATGCTTCATCCTTGCCACCGAAAACAAAATATTCATTCTCCTTGCCATTTTTACTAATAGTTAGATAATTCTCTGAACGGTGGTCCTGTGCAAAATATCCCAGAGTTGCAAGCATCTTTTTAAGCGGACCGATAACATTTCTTCTACAAGAACCTACTGTCTTGCCTGCTATGATAAAGTTCTCACCGTCAAAGCACTCCATTGACCAAGCGACATAGGCCATTGACATACTCATTGTCTTTCCGGATCTGATTGCTCCGTCAGCTATAATTCCGTCATGCTCTTTAATTTTATCGGCAATCCACCATGTCTGAACCTTTATTTGCTTTTTAGATGGCGGGACAAATTTAAAAGGCTTATTTTTCTTAGCTTTTTTCATCATCCCATACCTTATCCGCCAGTTCCTTTAAAGCATCAACATATGAGCTGTCAATCTCTTCCTGTTCACTTGTTGCAGCCCTTGCTCTCAGAACTGCAATGCGGGCTTTTTGCTCTTCTGTAGCCATTTCCATGTGATCTGCAATCCAATCTAAAGCTCTCATTCTATCCGGAAGCTTTATAGTTGTTCCGGATTTACCAAATTTTATTTCCGATATAAGAGTTCCATCTATATCTTCAGTCTCTTTTAACAAAAGAGTATTCACCTTTCTTGTCAAAAACTTTACTTCACCGGTATCCGGGTCATTACACATTGCCACTCCGTCACGACCTATAACATATTCCTCTTCTGTTTTAATATCTATATAGTCAGTAATATCAGCAAACGCAATATCTAAATACTTTTGGAATATATCTGACTCATTAATCAATTCCCTTTGGTATCGATTTTGTTTCAGTCGGTTAATTTCACTCCTGATTTCAACCTTTCCCAACAGCCTACCTGCAAGCGTTCCCGCAGTTTTATAATTGCATCCATAAGCTTTTTGATAAGATTTTGTAGCATTAAACGACCTTATGTAGTAAAGGCAAAACAGCTTTTGCTCATCTGTAAGCTTGTTATTCGCAATTACAGATGCAATATCATCATCAACATTTTGTACATCTCTTTTTTCCGAACGTTCGCTTCTTTTTTCCGAACGTTCGTTTTTACCACAATTTATTCCATCCCATTTGTATGTACTTTTCCATCTACGAATTGTGCCTGCAGGAACGCCCAGTTGTTTAGCTATATCTACAAGAA